TTTGCGTCGCAAGGCGACAATCAAGGGTAAGTCACACCTTGACACCAAGTATAGCATCCACGCGATGATGCAGTCAGGATGGCCTGATACAAGTGCGGGTGACACGGCTGTAAATGCCGTGATGAAAACGCACATACATGGTGTCGGTCGCCCTTGGATTTCGATCATATGTGGTGATGATAGTGTCACTGTCACCCTAAGGTCGGAGATTGAGCGGTTGGGCGGAACCGAAGGCATCGTTAAGGCGTACGAGGCTTTTGGAATGGAGGTCGAAGCGAAGGTCAGCAACGACCCCTTAATGCCTGAATTTTGTTCTTCCCGGTTCTTCTGGCACGGGGATGGATATTACCTTATTCCTAAGGTGGGTAAGATGTTGTCCAAACTGTGCTGGGATATGGTGGACCGGGGGCCAAAACAGCGGGCGGCTTGGATGAGGAGTATCGTGGCAACGATGGAGATGTTTGGGCAGGTCGACCCACTCCTAGCTGCGTTGGGAAAGAACTTCAAGGCTCAGTTGGGTGAGGGCCCTGTGGCAGCCGAGAAGTTCAACGAGTTCAAGCAGGTGTTTCGAGGGGAGGTAGCTAAACCTCCAGAGCTATCAGTTGCCATCTATTACGATGCGCACTATGGCTTTTCCTACGGCGATTTGGTCGAGTGTGTCTCCCACTTGTCGCAGGTGAAGCTGGGTAGCCTGAGCAACCACCCTTTGATGAAGGTACTGGCATGGGTCGATTGTCAGTAAATTCATCGGGCTCTGGGCGGGATAATCCCGCCCAGGGCCCAAAGATGCAGGGCGATGGACGCACACATCGTCGGGCCTCACGACCCCGCTACCCTGAGTGATTTGGTAAGGCAGTTAGTTTCGTACAGCTAACTGAGAGGAAATAGACTCCATCCTCCCATCCCTAGATCCGGTTGATCAAAGCAGACTGGACGTGCCCGTCAGTCGCCGTAGATAAGGGCTTTGGAGCACATCGGCTCAACTCCCGATGATGAGAATTACGCTGTGTGCGGGGCCGCAAGAACGCCTTCTCCACATGGTGCTGGAGTCGGAACGGCCACACCCAATGCCATTCGTTCTTTGGTGAGGTGTATTTGGCAAATGGCGTCAATTCTCATTGTCCGTTGTTGGGAAGAGCAGGGTATGACGACCCGCATGAGTGCCGTTGATTGGACTCCCGTACCCGCGGATTGGGTCCGATCGCTGACGCCTATTTCAGTCCTCGGGGAGGATGAAATGGCGTTTCCCGGGTGTGTCCTGGGGCGGAGTTTAACCGTAGAAACTCCCTTCCGGCTTAGTCTAATAGGAGGGGGCCATCCTTGAGGTGGCGTTTTACAACCCGCTGGGCAGGTCCCCAG